TTCATGACAACCCAGCTGGACCCGCCCAGAATGACGGGGGCGCAGCAGGGCGGACCACCGCCGGGGCTGGACGCGGCCACGGGCGCAGTAGGCGCCGGGTCGACCATCCCACTCCGCATGCCGTTCCAGCTCCGTGAGCACGAGGCTGGGACAGTGGTGCTTGCGGCGGCGGAGAACGCGCGCTGGCAGGAAACGTCGGAAGCGTGGGCCCCCAGCCTGGTCGCCGAGGCGGAGCGCCTGACGATGGTGGGGGACCAGCAGCTGGCATTCACGACTGGAACGCCCTTGGTGTCGACGACTGTGGTCGCGCCGGGGAGTGCTGTAGTCGAGGGCCAGGCTGAGGGAGCTGAGATCGGGACGCGCGTCGCCCACGCGCGGTTTCCGACAATGTCCGAGGAGCAGGCATACCTCTTCTCAAACGATCCGAGGAACCTCGAAGCCGCGAACACCATGCGGAACGTCGGAGTCGGCCAGCACAAGCCGTCCGAGAGCGAGGCCACCTGTCGGAAGACGATCGTTGAGAGTCTCAAGACCCTTCTCTTCACGGATCGCAGGTTGCACAAAGCGATGGCAGAGTACGAGTCGCTCGCGCGCACGGCTCTGCCCAAGAAGCTCTCCGAAGAGGAGAAAGCGCAGTGGCACCTGGATGCGATGAACGAGGCAGAGGGCATGCACGGTGTCGCGTACTCCAAGTTCATGGACGCCTTCGTGAAGGCCGAGGTCAGCAACAAGCCTAAGCCGCGCCCTATCGCTAATCACAAGCAGATTCGGCTCGTCTCAATGGCACGCGTGGCCTGGGCATTCGAATGGGTGATGTTCCATACTTTCAAGTACGCGTCCATCAAGCACCGCGCAAAGTCGGAGGCGATCTCCGACATCGCGAAGCACCTCTCCGAGATGCGTAATGGCCGTTGGGCGGAGAATGATATGACCGCGTTTGAGTTCGGCATCGGGTCCGTGCTCAAGGAATGCGAGGTCGACATCTTCCGCCACATCCACAAGGTCATCAACGGATCAGAGGCGAACGATGAGCTGTTCGAACGAGTCTGCGACGACAGGACCAAGGCATGTGTCTGGACCATGACGTACAAGGACGAGTCCGGCGAGAAGAGGCGGCTGCGGCTCCAGATCCCACGCACCATGAGAGAGTCCGGCGATCGGCTCACCTCAAGTGGGAATTGGTTCCAAAACCTCCTCGCATGGCTCTCGTTCCTCGTGCATCCTGACCACGTGGACAAGGCCATCACGAGCCTCATCAACACACAGGGCCGGATGCTCTTCTACATCTCCGCCAGAGATGGGAAGAAATATCTGGCCATGTTTGTGTGGGAGGGGGACGACACACTGGCCCGGCTCGAGGAGCCGGTCTGGCTGCCGCATCGGGAGGGGAG